CCGGTGTGGGCCACGGCGTAGGGCACCCCGGAGGTTTGGACCACGCCACCGGTGTGGAAGCCGAAGAGTCCCCCGAAGATGCCGCCGATGCTGTTCATTACAGCCTTCAGGGCCATAAGGACGGCCTGGAAGGCCTGCGTCTTGATGATCATCTCGGCGATCGCCTGCAGGAAGGCCTGCTTCACCGCGTCCCAGACGCCTTTGATGCCTTGGCCCAGGGTCTGCTGACCGGACAGGACGGCGACGAAGGACTGCTGGAACGAGTTGCGCAGCGTGTCCGCCACGTCCTGGGCCCGCTGCCGCATCTCGGCCAGGCGGGTCAAGTGGACTTCCTGGACCTCGGCCAAGAGGGCGTCGCGCCGGATCTCCTCAGCCACGGTCAACTCGGTCTGGGCCTGCAGTTGCGCGAGTTCGCGCTCCAGGTCTGCGATGTCGTACGCGTCCTGGGCCTCGCGGCGGGCCCGCAGGTCGTCCAGGAAGGCCTCCCGGTAGCGCAAGGCCAGGGCCCGCTTGCCATCCTCGGTGCCTCGCCAGGCCTCGAGCTGCTGGGCCAGGAAGGCCAGGAGCCCCTCGGTCGTCTCCTGACCCATCTTGAGCAGGAACTCGTGGCCATCCAGTTCCTTCTGGTGCTTCTGCTCCCAGGCCGCCTGGGCGTCCTGGATGCGCTTCTCCTCCGCCTTGCGCTCGAACTCCACCCTCTGGTCGCGGTAGGTCTGTCTGACAGCTCCAGCCGCTCGGCGGACATCTCGGCCAGGAGGGCCCGCTCCCGCTCGGCCTGCTCGGCCAGCAGCTTGCCCCGCTCAGCCTGGCGCTCGGCCTCCACCTTGACCAAGTCGGCCTGTGACGCACCCAGGTTCCGGCCCTCGTCTGCCATCTTGGCGTAGCGGGCGTCGATTTCGGCGAGTTTGCCTGCCAGGGTCTCGTGGTCCTGGCCCAGGGCCCAGACCTTCTCGCGCCAACGCTGCAGTTCTTCGAGGGCACGGCGATACTCGGCCGCTCCGGAACCCTTCCCGCCCTTCTCCACGCGGAAATGGCCGGGAACGCCCACACCGTCCAGAGCCCGCGCCAGATGCACATGGGGACCGGTGCCCCCGGTGACGGCCCGAGCTTCGGGCAGATACTCGTTGATTCCGGAAGCCCAGCCAGTGCCTTTGGCGAGCGCCCGGACCACGGCGCCGACCTCTTTGCTGCCGTCGCCGTAACCGGGCACCTGTACGTCCAGCGCGTTCCCGGTGTTGTGGTGGCTCCCGCCGCTCCCATACCGGCGCCCTGAAGTCAGAGCCAGACGGATGCCCTCGGCCGTGGCGTTCTGCACCAGGTTGTAGGTGGCCTCAATGGAGGCTGCCTGCATGTTGGCGATATCGCCATAGACGTCGGCATTCTGCCGGATGTAGGCCAGCATCTGGCTGGTGGTCGGCTTGCTGGATGTCCTCGAACTCTTCCGCCCGGTCGCGGGCAGTTCAGGTGCGGCCGGCGGGTGGGGCTGGTCAGAGGCGGTCTCGGCTTGGGTCCCGCGACTGGCCTCTCCTTTTGCGCGGCGGCTCTCCCAGTAGGACTGCTGCTCCTGGACTCGACGGTCCTCCTCGGCTCGGGCATCTTGGTAGGAGTAGGAGTAGGTGCGGGCCGCATCCTCACGCGCTCGCTCTCTAGCCAGGTGCGCCGCCAGGCGGGGGCCCGCGTATTCGCTCATTGCGGCCCGGGCGGAGGCCACTCCGACCTCGATGCCGGCTTGGGCCACGGCCTGTTCGCGCCCCTTCAAACCATCCATGAAGGCTTGCATGATGTTACGCCCGGCGTTGTAGCCGGTGCGCACGAAATCGGTCCAGGCGGACTCGATGGTGGCCATCAGGTTCTGGATGGTGTTCAGGATGTTGACGCCGACGTTGTTGACCCAGCCTTTCATCCCGTCCCAGGCGCCTTTCCAGTCGCCTTGGACCAGTGCCATCCCGACTCGCAGAAGATCCCGGATCGAGGTCACGAGGGTGACCACGACACCCTTGAGGTACGTCCACGCGACCCGCACGACCATGACCACCCCGGACCAGACGACCTTGAACGTCTGCCAGATCGCCTGCAGTGCCGGCACGATCGTGTTGTAGAGGACGCCCATGGCCCCCTTCGCATAGGGCGCCAGGTAGGACATCATTTCGGTGTAGTCGTCCTTGATGAGGTCCCAGACCTCCGAAACGAAGGCGACCACGTCCATCACGGCCGGCTTGATCCACTCCATGAAAGAGACGAAGCCGGTCTCCACCGCACGCCAGGTCGCAGACCAGGCGGCGGACACCGAGGTCTTGACGCGTTCGAAGCCGTCGACCAGCCATTCCTTCACGGTGGCCACCACGGCCGCGGTCTTCTCCTGGATGCCCCCCCAGTTCTTGTCCCAGGCGTATTTGACGGCGGCTGCGGCCGCGACGACGACGGCGATGGCGGCCACGATGGGGGCGGCGGCGGAGGCGATGGCCGTGGCCACCCCCGCGATGGCCGTGCCGATCGGAGCCAGGACGGCAGCCAGACCACCGGCAGCCGCAATGGACGAGAACATCGTGAGGATGTACGGGGTGGCTGCCAGGACGGTTCCACCGACTGTCAACAGAGCGGCGCCGACCACGGCGACCGCAGCCGCGGCAGCCTTCATCCCCGGCGACATGTCCAGCATGGCCCGAGTCACCCGGTTGATCGTCGCGATGAGGGGGGTGACGTAGGGCTGCAGCGAGGCCAGCGCCGTGATGCCGAAGCCCTCGATGGCGGCCCAGGTCTGCTGCAACTGGAAGAGCACGCCTTTGCGCTGCTCAGCCAGAGCGGCTTCCATGGCGCCGTCGGCGCTGCCGAACTCCCCGATCCGCTGACGGAACAACGCTCCCTGGTCGGGTCCGACCAACTTCTGGGCGGCATCCGCAGCCTGGACATCGCCCAGGATCCTGCGAAGCGCGACTTTATTCCCGCCGGTCTTCTCATACAGATCGGCGACGACTCCCGACAGGCCCTTGGTCCGCAGGGCTGCCTCGCCGGCCTGGACCCCATATGCGTCCAGCAACTCCTGCGCTTCTTTGGTGGGGGCGCTGAGTTGCGTGATCAGGGCCCGCAGGCCATCCACGGCCGTGGAGGCCCGGCTGCCACGCTGGGTCAACACGGCCAGGGCCGCGTTGGTCTCCTCGAACGTGATCCCTGTACCCTTGGCTGTGCTGGTGACCGCACCCAGATACTGCGCGAGTTCCTGGAAGTTGATGACGCCAGCTTCAACGGTCTTGAACATGACGTCGGCGAACCGGTTGGCCTGGTCAGCCCCGACCCCGTACGCATTCAGCGACTGGGTGATGACTCCGGCGGCATCCTTGGCATCCGCCATGCCCGCGGCGCCCGCCTTGGCTGCGGCCTCCAGCACCTTCAGGCCCTCAGCGCCCGAGAATCCGGACGAGTTGATGTCGTAGAGGGCCTCGGCCAGTTCCCGAGGCCCTTTGTTCGTCCCCAGTCTGGGGCCGAACCCGGCCACCGCGTCGAAGGTCCTGCGGAAGGCGCCCTCGCTCTCTTTGGCGATCGAGTTGACGTTCCGCAAGCTGGTCTCGAAGTCCATCGAGACTTTGGCCATCCCGCCCAGGGCTGCCGTCACCGAGGCGCCGGCGGCCGCCATGGCCAGGCCGGCGTTCCTGGCCGTGGTGGCCATCTTCTTGTGCATCTCGGCCAGCTTCTCGGTGGCCTTGGCTCCTGAGTCAGCAGCGGCCTTCTGACGCTTCATGGCCTCCGCGACCTTGCCAGCACCTTGGGCAGCCGGCCTTGAAGTGTCGGCCAGGTTCTCGTTGGCATCGGACGCTTTGCCGGTGGAGTCGGCCAGGGAATCGGTCTCCTTGGCGGCGGACTTCACAGTACGTCCTTGCTTGACCAGAGCCTCGCTGGCCTTGTCCGTGGCGCCGGTCAGGTCGTCGGTGACCTGCTTTGCACGGCCCTCTTCCTGGACCAACTCTCGGACGTTTTTGCCGAACTTCTTGACCGACTCGCTGGCCTCGGTAGTGGCCACGACCACGCCGTCGGCGTCAGCGCTTATCTTGACTTTGACTTCCGGTTCCGCCGCCATGGTCGTTCCTCCGCCGCTGCAACTCGCCTTGTCGCTTCAGTCCTGCAAGGATGTTGCGCCGGTCTTGTTGCTGGTCCACGCCGTTGAAGCGCTGATGGCCGTTCACCAGGGCGTTGAGTTGGGAGGGCCACATGCGCCGGAACTCTGCGTCCGACCGCCCGAAGACCCCCGTTGCGAGGTAGTAGAGCCAGTCCCAGTCGGTGGGCTCCGCAGGACCGGCTACTCGACGTTTCCCGAGGGGGACTCCGGCACGTCCAGCACGCTCATCACGATCTGAGAGATCCGGAGGAGTTCCTCGGGGTCCTCGGGCCAGAGTCGCTTGAACTGGACGAAAGTCAGGGCTTCGTCCCGGTCCTCCCGGTCGGTCACGTTCAGGCACCAGGCCAGCTCGACCATGGCCTTCAGGTTGCCCATCTTCAGCTCGCCGCCGGAGACGAGAGAGAGCCCGAGGCGCTCCTCCATCTCGGCGATCGCCCCGAAGTCGCGGCGTAGCACTCGGGGCTGCCCGTCGGACAGCACGATGGTCTTCGGGGCGGGCATGACCCGCTTGGGACTGTTCTTGCGCATGTTGCCTCCAGGTCAGGGAAGAGGATGGGGAGGGGCCCGGAGCGGACCCCTCCCCCAGGTGACGCGCCCGGGCTAGGTGGCGACGATGAAGTTGATGACGTGCGCCGCCACCATCGCGTTGCCAGCGGCGTCCCGGACCCCCTTGGTGACCCCCGCGATGTAGGTGCCTCCAGGCTCCAGGGCCGAGCTCGGGGTCAAGGTGGTGACCTTGGACGCCACGTCGTGGGCGATCGCGAAGGACACGTTGGTCCCGTCACTCTTGACGATGAAGAAGTTCGCCGGGTCAGACGCGGTGTGAGGTGCCATCCGCTCCGAGAACGTGAAGGTCACTGTTGTCGCGGCGGGCACGGTGTCCGCGCCATCGACGGGGCCGGTGCCGGTCACGGTCGGAGGGGTCGTGTCGGAGGTGTCCGCGATCGCCACGGCCGTCTCATTCTCGATCAACTCGACGATGTTGCCGTCGGACCTGCGGGGGATGGCCTTCCAGTTGAAGGAGACCGTGGCGTAGTCCTCGCCCTGATGCTCGATCGAGAATTTCGAGATCTTGACCTTGAGGAAGTTGGTGTGGTAGTCCCCATCGTTGTCGTCACCACCGAGGTATTCGACCACACCCTCCATCTTGAAGTAGCCCGGCAGGTTCGCCTGGTTCAGGACCAGTTTCTTCTGGGTGTGAGGGGACGAACCAGACGAGGACAAGGTCCCACCCGTCATGAGGGCCAGGACTTCCAGGGAAATCTGCCCGTGCTTGACGCTGCCCGTGATGTATTGGAGTTTCGTGTAGGTGTCCAGCACCTGACCGTCGCCCTTCTGCTCCTTCTCCAGGAAGTCAGGCTCGAAGTTGATGGACTGGATGCCGGGGCAATCGAGCGGCGCATCGTAGGTGGTGGTGCCACCCACCGGGTCGGACAGCAGCTTTGAGAGTTTCAGGTCGTCGACGTTGAAGGGGGTCATGACCCCATCGGCAGTAGACACAGGCATGTGCTCCTTTCTGGTTCAGGTCCTGGTCGGCATCGCCCCCGCCGGACCTGAGCGAGGTGGCCAAACGAAGACAGCCACCCGTCTGGATGGCCGCCGATGCAAGTATGAGGGTGATGTCAGTCCGGGGTGAAGTCGTGGGAGTCAGCCTCGACCACCAGGTGCACCACGGCGTGCCCGAAGGAGACCTCCTTCAGGGCGATCGCGTCGTCCAATTCGTAGCTTTCCGGCACGCAGGAGCGGACCACGGTGCCTGGGATGCGCTCTCCGGGCAGGCGGAACTTGCCCTGGATGAAGAGGCCCACTAGGGCGCGCAGTTGTTGCAGCATCACCCTTTCGTAGTTCTGTCCCGCAGGCACGAACTGGAGCAGGTGAACCTTGAACCGAAGCGTCGTCCCGTAGGCGTCCTGGCCCTGCAGCCTGCGGCACTCGGAGGCCCCGGCAAAGATGACCAGGACGCATGGGCATCGGTCCCGCAGGAGGTGCACCTGGTCGGGCTCGGGGTAGGAGGCCAGGTCGCCCACCTGGGCCAGCTTGAGGCCCAGGGCCGACTTCAGCCCCCAGATCGCGTCCCGAATCCGATCCGCGATGGCTTCGGGTTCAATCGTGCGGATCACGACAAGAGCCCCGTGGCCGCGGCGGCGTGGTAGAGGTCGATGACCGTCTCCAGGTTCTTGTCCACCGCAGGTTGGAGGATCAGCATCCGTCGTGCGTCCGGGTCGGACAGGCGGATGGCGTGCCGCCGGTACTGCGTGCCCCGGTCTTCCCGCTTGGCCCATTTGAGCAACCTTGGCGCTTTGGCGAAGGTCAGGAACTCGTCGGTCTCCGTATGCGACTGGCGCATCAGGCCCTCCAGTCGCCTGGCGCGCTGCAGCCTGTTCTCGACGTGGCGCTTCGAGAGAACCATACCGTCCGGTCGCTTGACCCACTGGGGCTTCCTGCGCTGAATCCAGAGGCCCAGCAGGTCCTGGCCATCCCCCAGGCGCCGGAAGACGCTCACGATACCCGGGGTCCTCGCGGTGGTCCAGTGGCCGGAGAGAATCACCCAGCCAACTGCGGCCGCCACGTCTGCCCGGCGCCTGGTGGCGCGTCGGCGGGGCAGGTACTGGTATCGGTAGGCCCCAGGATCTTTCGGGTTGTCTTGTCCACTGTGCTGGGTCGGGATGATGACGCGGGCATCGGCTGCGTTCCCCACGATTCTGACCGCCTCCAGGGTGGCCTCACCGACCTGCCTCTGGGTCTCCTTGGATTTGCGGTCCAGGCTCTTCACCAATGCCTCGATTCCACGCGTCTGCACCTTCATCATCGGCTGTGTCCCTCCAGGATTCCGGTCTTGTAGGCCAGGGTGCCGACGCCGGGTGATCCCAGGCGCACGTCTCGCAGGGTGCACGTGGTCCCGGAGGTCACCCCTGGTCCAGAGACCAGGGTGACCCGATCCCCGTCGCGTGGTTCGGTCGATTCTGGACCGGCAGTCCAGGTGATTCGGTATTGCGGGTTCTCCAGGCGGCCCACCAATAGCTGCAACTGCCGGGCGGCCAGGGCCGCGACCTC